GAAGCATCGTTTTCGCCGTCTAACCATGCGTCGCAGCGAACCCCGCGCCACGCGCTCGGGTTGCTCGGTAACGTCTTGCACGCTCTTGGATTTCATTGTGCGGGGTCGCTGGACTTACCGTTAGGGCAAAGTGCGTAGTCCACGATTTCATCCCACTCTCCCCACGGCGTTCCGTCCTTGTCGCATCCCGATTCGTCGAGTTGGTCTGCGGGCGGGCGGCGCTTGCGCATGGTTTCTTGCACCTGCTGCGATACCTTGCCCCAGCACACTTGCGTCACTTCCTCATTCCAGCCATCGCTTGGAGCTTCATCCTTGTAGTAGTCGAGCGCCTTCTCTGCGCGTTCGCGTGCGGCGCTTTCGGTGTCGTGCGTCTCGAACCCATCGCCTGGGTCATAGGAGAACCACGTCTCCGAATGCCCTAACCCGTCACTGGAGGCAACAGCGCCCCCGTCTTGCTTTTGAGTGTCAGCGTTCATTGTTCAATTTCCGTGTTTGCGAGGCGGCGCTGTCGGCGCTGTGCCTCAGTTCTGCGTTAGCCCACAACCCAGAAGGCTTCTGTTTTTGCCATGAGTTCATTCATTAGCAGCATTCGCCTTCCTTCGAGCGTCTCACACACGCTCTCGCGTTCGTTCCATGCCCGGATGATTAGCACCAGACCATGCCGATAGTGTTTCCAGACCTCGCCGGGTTGTGGGCTAACCAGCGCGCTGGAGTGAACCGCTGGTTCACTCGGCGCGGAAGTCGCGGGTTTAATCGGAGTCTCGTCGTTAATCATGCGGTCACTCAGCTTTCTCGGTTCAGCGGCTTCACTTCGCCGCGATTGATGGCTTGAGCCAGCGTTCTATCATGGTCGCTATTGCTCGCATGGTGGTTTCCGGCATGTGTGGGTCGCCGTTTATCATGGCGCGATTTCCTTCGCGTGTAGTTATCTCGAAATGGACGTGTGCCGCTGAACCATGCGCTGCACGGCGACTCTTGCGGGTCTCGCGCAGTCGGTATTTGCGGTTCTCCATTTCCAGTTTGTTGTTTTCGCGGATTAGCCGCTCCGCGATTTCCACGGCGGCGAGTAGGTGATTGGCTGTTGGTCGGTCTTTGGTGTGGGGCTCGAGTTGTTGCCAGTGTTGGCGGCACAGTTGGATTTTTCCTTCAATCATGTTCGTATCCTTCTCTGGTAGCTCAATCGTTAATTACTAATTTAGTAGATTTTGACATTCGATCAGTAGAAGCCGGGAGCTGTTCATCGCCAGCCCCCAGCCATTTTTCATCTGTGGCTTAACCGCGACCATTTCCGCCATTGCTGGTCTGCCCCACGATCCGCTGCACCCGGCTCTCGATCTGTTGCATCATCGGATTAGCAAATACCGGCTGCCCCACCGCCCGGCCCGTCAGCGCGTTCTGCTGCTGTTGCACCTGGTGATACAGCTGTTTGACGCGCGCCACATAAATCTCCAGCGCCACCGGCGTCATCTTCTGCATATACTCAGGATCGGTCTCCGCCTTGCTCAACAGCGTGTCCAGGCGCAGTTGGAAGTTCTGCCCCTCCGCCAACATCGGCGGTTCGTAGTTGCCCAGGATCATTGCTGCGTTGCGCTTTTCGTCCTCGATCTCGTTCTGCGTCGCTTGTTGCACCGGCGCGGTCGTGTTCTTGGCCAACCACGGATTGATCGCGCTGAACAGGAAGTTCACCAACTGCGACCGCATCACCGTGTTCTCCGTATCCAGCGGCACGATCAAGTTCTTGATCACCTCGCTGATGGTCTTCAGATATTCCATGTCGAGATGGCGCGGATCGAAACTCAGCTCCACGCGGAACTTCCCTTGGATCTCCTCGCGGCTGCGTGCGATCGGCACGCCATCATCCCCACAGATCAACGCCAGTTCGTCGTCGCCGATGAACTGCTGGCACAGTTGCAACATCTGCGTGAGCGCATCCGTCAGGCTGGCCAGGAACAGCGCTGCCTCATGCTGCATGTGGAGCTGCGCCAACGTCGCCGGCACATTGGCCGTCAGGCGCCCAAAGTATTCGTCCACGCGCTTCTCGCTCTGTTGGAACGCCACCTGGTTGGCCTGCGGGTAGGGCGGCGGATTCATGAACTCGATTTCCCCCGGCCGCTTCTCCTCGATCTTCTTCAGCGGCCCGATCACCAACCGCACCTTGCTCAACCGGCTCGGCACTTTGATCGGCGGCACGGTCGCCAGGCTCACATGATCGTTGAACGAATCCACCAGCAGCTTCTGCGTCATCTGCTCGCCGCCCACCAGCTCCGGGATGCCCCGCGCATCGAGCAAACGATTGGTGTGATACTCGCGACTGAACCAGGTGAACGGATATTCCCCATGTAAGAACTCCAGCAAACGCCGTTCGTGCGCGCCCATTTCCACCTGGGTGTGGAACGGCTGATAATACAAGCCGGGGATGTTGTCGTCCGTCACCGCCCAAAACAGCGCGGTCCAGACTTCGTACTTGCCGCGGCGCTCTTCCTGCGTCTCGTCGCTGATCTCTTCCGCCTCCAAGCCGCTGGCACTGTTCCGGGTATAAACCTGGAAACCGGTTTGCCCTTCATGCTTCAACGTTTCCGTGACAAACTCCTCACTGTAACGGTGCGTCACTTGGCGCGTCCGCAGCTCCGTTTCCGTTAGCCATTCCCGCAGGAAATAATACGGCGCGCGCTTGGCATCGCTCACGTTGGGCGACACAAAAATGTCCTGCCACAACCGGTACGCCACCATCATCGGCTGATCCCGGCGCAGGTACGGGCAGGGATACTGCGCACTGCCGGTCTCGCGCAGTTCTCGCACCATCGTGCGCGCCCGCTTCGGGCTCAGATGATCAATCATCTCGCGCAACGCTTCCGCCGTGGCGGCATCGTTGGCCGGGTTATACAACTGCGCCTCGATTTCGGCCACGCGCTCCGGCGGCAGTCCAAACGTCTGCACCAAGGCGTCCTGCAATTCCGCCAGCGTGATCGTCTTTAACTCCAGCGCCGGCTCTTGATCCCACCATACTCCGAGCACTGCCGCCGCCGGGCTGTCGCCTTCCAGGTAATTCGCCAGGCGCAACAACTCGCGCACATACTCCGCGCCCAGCTTGTTGGCCAGCACCCAATTCATCAACGTGGTTAGCTTCGTGCCCAGCGGTTGATTGTTTAGTTCCAAGCCGGTCACCGTCGGACGATTCCGCAAGGCCGCCGCGATCTTGATCATCACCCGCTCGTTGATGACCATATCCGCCAGGCGTACGCTGGCATCGCTCGCGCCCTCGAAGGGGAACGCCGGCGCGCCGTCTTGCGCGTCCGCGTGCTTGCGGCCGTCGGCGGATTTGCCGGGCCAGCGACATTCCCGCACATCGGTCGCGGCGGCATGGCGCTCGTTGATGCTGAATCCGCCCGAGCGCGCCACGTGCTCCAGTTCGTTCTTCAACTTCTTCAATTCATCGGCATCCAACATGGTCGGCGCGCCGTCCTGCCCGGCGGGCAGTTGCGCAAAAGAATCCGCATTTTGTTCTGTGTTTGTCGTCATAGTTTTCCGGGTTGTTCGGTGGGTAAATTGTTCGTTGTTATTTGGCGGTCGCAGTCGTCAACGCGAGCACCTGGTCGCGGCGATACCACGCGCGCCCTGTCGGCTCCGCCCGTCCGCCGATGCGTTCCGCCTCGGCTTTGGCTTTGGCCTCACTGGTGTCCAGCACGATCGCATTACGTTTGTCGCGCACGCGCCAGATGTGATAGACCGGCGTCACTACCTCGGCCTCCACCAGCTTGGTGAAATACGCCGCCGGAAAACCGCTGATCTCCAGCGCTTCGCTATAGCGGATCAAGTCCGGCCCGGCTGTTTGGTTTGTGTTCATGAGTTTGTGAGTTCCTCCTTCAATAAAAATTCTTCTCCTCCGTTACCTCTGTTCCCTCCTGTTGGCTGCCCCCCAGGAACGGGCGTTCCCGCAGGAAAAATCCCTTCATCAGATCAATCCACTCCTTGGTCGCACCGTCCCGATCCGTCTTGCCTTCCTTCGTCACGCCCGTCCACGTCTCGATCGCGTAAAGCGAGTTCTCACATTCTTCACTGATGAGCAAGTAAGGCTTGTTGAAAAAGTCCACCGGCTTCTGGCGATCGTACGCCAGCGCAGCATCAATCGCCGTCAGCCCCGCATTAATGTCCTCGCCCGGCATCCCGTTGAAAAACATCCCGATCTCCTCGAACTGCGTGATGAGCGTCACCGGCCGGTCCTTCTCCATGCGCGGTGTGCTGGCAAAGCGCGCATCCAACTCGCGATCCTCGATCGGCTCACGCGCGCCGGCAGCGTCGTCCCAGCTATCAATCGCTTTGGCCCATTCCTCGTCGTTCATGTCCGCCGGCTTCTCTGCCTGGTAATCCTTCCAACCTTCCAGCCGCGCGATCTCCCGCTTGTAATCGCGCAAGCCAAATCCAAACGGCTTCTGCGCCGGTCCAGCGATGCCATCCGGCTTCTTGCCGGGGAGCGCCCACGGCCCAGGCTCGCCGATGCCCGGGATCTCGTAATTACCCGGCCACTCGCGCCGGAGATAAACATGTTCCGGCGTCACACTGAACCACGCCATCGCCATGTTCCGTTTGCTGTGCGGATCTCCCAGTTGATAGTTCGTGCATTGACTCGCCGGCGGGATCTCGCTGGCCGGCACGATATGGACCTGGCGATTGAACAAAAACCGCGCGCTGATCAACTTGTGCGCCACACCGTAAAACCGTTCCTTCACAAACCACGTCGGTTTGTTGCGACTGCGGATCGTGCTCGCCACGTTCTTCGGGTTGCCGTACGGATTGTCCGCGCTGTGAAAAAACACCACCGCCTTCTTCTGCTCGGGATCAACACACTTCACGATTCGCGGCACCGTTTCAAACTGACGACCGGGGGCGACCCGCCGCTGCGTCGCTTCCGTCGTGGCGCCACCTGTTAGGTGCTCGAACGTCTCCGGGCGACACTGCGGCGTATGACACGCGCGCCGTTCCCGATCCGCCGCGTAGCACTCCTGCAATTCCGCCTCCGTCAATCCCAGCGCCGCCGTCACTGCCGGCTCGCCGCTATCCTTCGGACACATGAACGCCGAGCTTTCCAACACCGGCTTCCCGCCGTCCATATCCATGCGCACCGTCTCGCTGTAACCGTCCACCGGCGTGAACGGCTTGATGATGATTCCGTCCTTTTCTGCCACGCGTAGCGGCATCGTTTCCGCGATCTCCGCATGAGCCGCCTCGCGCCCCGTCAATTCATCCAGCACCACCAGGTTCAAGTTCGCGCCCTCGATCGTCGGCTCGCCATACGTCTTGAACGTCATATCGCTCAACCCATCCGCGTCGCCCACCGGCAGGATGAACGACATATCCGAGAACCCCGTTTTCCGTTTGTAAGCGATGTAAGCCTCCTTGCCCTTGATGTCGCCCGTCTTCAGCTCCGGCGGCAGGTAGCGGTAGAACTCCTTTTGATGCAGATCCACCGACATCTTCACCGACTCATGCCAGAACCACGCGCTGAACCCCGGATTTGTGAACATCAACCGCAACGCGCGCGTCACGCAATACTGTGTCTTGCCAGCGCGGTTGCCGCCCAGGATCGTCAGGAACTTGATGGGCCGCGGAAAGCCCAGCGCCTGCCGCACGCGCGCCGCCACCGCGGCATCCACCCACGGCAAGCCCAGCAAGCAATCGCAGATAAACCAGATCGGCGGCTCCCAGAAGTTCTTCAACGGGTCGGCCTTCTCCAGCGCGATCACCCGTTCCCGCTTCAGGATGAACTCCGCGTACGCCTTGTCCCCCATCGCCACCGCCTCAGTCGCCGTCGGCAACCGATGCACGGGATGCAGTGAAGGAATGAAAGGCTTGGCCATACGTTTGGACTCAGAGTTGGGGAAACATCGCCATCAAATGCCGTGCTTGCGCCTTGGCATCATCCAGCGCGTTATGCTTTACCCCCTCGTTCTCAATCTTGATGTCCGGCCGCAGCGCCTTCAGCGTTCGATAACAACGGTTGTTCCAAAAGTTCCACGGCAACGAGCGATCCGCCGCCGCATAGGCCGCGGCCAAAATGGTGTTGTCAAAGTCGCTGCCATTACCCCACACCAGCGGTTGTGGTTCGCCCTTTAATTTGCTGAAGTCCGCAAACCCATTCAGCCCTTCGGCTAGTGTTCGCGCCCCTGGCTTGGTCAGTTCATTGCGCGCCACATCGGATTGCCGCAACCACCACAGCACTGTGTCCGCTTCCAATTTTAAGCCTGCCCGAACACAGCTCTGCGCCTCAACCCGCATGTAAAATTCCTCCCCCAATTCTCCGTCTCCAAACCGCACCGCCCCGATCGCCACGATCACACACCCCGGCTTGTTCCCCAGCGTCTCCAGATCCAGCATGATGTTTTTCATAATTGGTTTTTTCCTGTGTTCCTGAGTTTCTCCTTCATCCGACCTGCGGCGCCGGCGTCCCATGCGCCCGTTCCTGCAAGCTTACCGCCGCCGCCGTTGCCTGCTGCAACCGTGTCACAATCCGATCCAACGTCGGCACACACTCATGCGCCAGCACGCTGCCATTTTGCGCGGTCGCCTCGGCGATGCTCTCCGCCTCCATACTTGCCACGCCCGCCTGTTTGATCACCGCTACCAACAAATCTGTGTTACTCATAAATGTCCTTTCTCCGTTCTCTCCGTTGCCTCCTGTTAAATCAGATTGGCAACAATTTCTGCCCGTCAACGAACTCCACGAACTGCGCCCACTGCACCGTGTGTTCCTCTGTCCCGCCGCGCCGGATGTGGATGCCGTCCGGCGCGCGCCACACCTCATACTTGCGATTGTCGAACTCGAAGCTGAACGCATCGCCCGCCATGAAATCGTTGATCTTGTCCCACGGTTCGGACCGCACCTTGGGCGATCCCTTCTTGCGCCGCTGCAACCCGTCCGGCGTCGGCCAGAACGTCACCGTGTCGTCGCCCAGTTTGAGTTGCACCCGCGACCAACTCCGCTTCGTGCGCAGTTTGGTGATAGGGCGCTTCTGTCCCAGCGCGCCGCTGGTGACTGTTGCTGCATTGCTCATAATCGGAGGGGGGGTAAATAGGTTTTCCGTCGTCGCGTTCATTTGGAGAACCACTCCTTTCCTACGGCGGTCACGGTGTAGTTGGCCTCCAGTGGTTTCTCGCCCACGCGCGTCAGATATTTTTGTTCCGCCCAATACGTGAGATTTGCCGCCACCACGCCGGGGCTGGCTTGCTCCAACAACTTCACGTAATCCTTATCCGCCAGCAGCCACGTCCGCACCGCCGCGCCCGTGAATCCACTTCCTTGCGTGCGGATGAAAACTTTCATCGCTTTCCCCACCGTCTCCGGTTTATCCGTCATTCCAGCATCCAAGGCCGCCAAGGTCACCCCGGGGCTGGTGGGGCGAGCGTCCCCGCGAGCCTTCGGCACCAACCCCGGCCGCTCCCCCAACTTTCGGTTTGGCGTCACCAAAAATTTGTGCCGGTTGCCGCCACTCCCTTCCAGCGGCTTGACCTCGGTGGGAAAATTCTCCCCCCGTTCATACAAGCCATGACCCACGCGATTGAAAATTTTATCCGCCACGCGATGCGTCAAAAAATTCTCGCACTGTTTCCGGTCCAGCTTGGTCGCCGTCACTAACGCTTCCGTCAAAAACGGCTCCGGCAGATGGGCCGCCGCGTTCATCAATCCCGCCGTCACTTCCGCTGGCTTCCGCGCGTTCTTGTGCGGTTTGCTCTGTTTGGGTGTTCCTTGTAGAACTTTGGCCAATAGTTCCGGCGGGGCAGGGGCAGTCACCGTAGTTGGCCCGGTGGGGATGCCCTCCGCGCCCGCCTGAAATTCTAGCAACCCCGTGATCAGCATGTCCGCCCGATTCCGCGCCGCGCGCAGATCCGCGATGGTCAACTCCAGGTGATTCACTTGCGGCCTCCCTTCTTCGCGGCTTTCACCGCCGCGGTGGCCTTGGTCGTTTTACCTTTGGTAGGTTTCTGAGTTTTGGCTGGTTTGGCCTTCGTCCCCTTCGCCTTCTTCGCGGGACTCTGCGCCGCCGGTTTTGCCCCCGGCAAATACTGTTTCCAATCCACGCCCCAGATTTCCAGCAAACCCGGATCGCTCGTGGTTACATCTTCC